CTGGATTGGACCGGAAATGCTCGGCATCCAGAACAATGTCAGCATCCGGCCGAGCAACCTGCCGGCGGAACTGATCGTCGGACATCGCTACCGCGCCCTTGGTCCGCTCGGTGCGAGTCGCCGCCATGCCCCAGCGCAGCTTGGCAATCGTACTGTTGAGGTTGTCTTGCGGGAAAACCATGTCACGCACCAGCGCAAACGGAATGCCGGTCATGTCCTCACGGTAGCCCCAGAACGGCACATACTGGAAGTGCGGATGCGGATGCGGGCTCGGCGCATCATCCAGGCGATGCGGGCCAAGCCAGTAGCTGCGACGAACGCGGGCCGCCGTGGTTTTCTCAAGGACGCCCTGCCCCGACATCACCGCCGCTTGATGGGCGGCATTCTCGGCGTCGAACTCCACCACGCGACCGCCGCGCATCTTGAGGACGTAGATATTGACCCAGCGGCGATACCACAGCTCGACGATGCATACCTCGTCGGTTTCGCGGCGATACCAAGCCTGCTCCTTCGTCGTCCAGGCGCGGTTGATGTTGGCGCCTGGCTGAAAACCGGTACTCAGGCCGCCTTCGACGACATAACCGCCGTAGCCACCCATGCCGCTGGCCGCGTCGGCGCCATCGATCAACTCCTTGAATTTCGGGAAAGCCGCCTTGGCACGCGACTTCTTGACGAACTTCTCGCGCAGCAGCCAACCGGCATCGCTCAGATTGGCCTCCTTGGCGCGCATGTCCCAATAAATCTCGTTGCGATGCACATAGCGGCAGCGCTTGTTGTAGCCGAACGGGTCATTCGACCTGGCCACCTCAACCCAGCCGAGACCGATGCTGCACTGCGGCCGGAAGGCGGCACTCATCGCCTCGTCGGCCTTGGAATGTCGCTCGGCCTGATTCAGCCGGTAGTTCAGCGCATCGGCCACATCCTGGCCCTGCGGATCGCCATCAGGCGTCACGCGCCAATCGGTGCGCGTCTTGGCCTCGTAGCCGCAAACAGCCGCAATTGCCGGGCCGATCACGTTTTCCTTGGCCGGCGGAATGCCAAGCTCTTTCAGCTTCTGCAGCAGCCTGGAATCCAGTTGATTGCCATCGACGTAATCCGCCTCGGTGTCGGCCTGTAGGCGCCAAGGCGGCTGATCGATAATCTCGTCAATGATGGCCGCGAATTCCTCGGTAGTCATCGAGTCGCCAAGGTCGGCGGATTTGGGCGGTTTCGTGTAGTTCATGTCATTGCCTCGTTACGTTCGCCAATCGGCGGGTGGCGGCTCTTCGTACTGCACTTGCATCACATTCGGCATTACCGGGACTGACTGGCCGATATAGCGAAACATGTCGGCGCCATGAGAAAACTCGTCATGCAGCGGAGCCATTGGCTCATTTGTCTGAACGTGCAGCGCCCGGCGATAGCGCTTCAGACATTCCAGCAGGCGAACCGTCTTGGTTTTGTCGAAGTAGCAGCGCGGGAACATCATGCGAACAGCCTTGATGCCCTCTTCCACGCTGGTCTGAGCTAGAACAATCGGCTTACGGCCCATTGCCTGCAGTTGCTCTTCCGTACTCTTGCCGGTCTGGAAGTTGCGCGTCCTGCCGTCGTGCGGCAGGTAATCGTGACCCCAGCGATACGGCCGCTTCTCAATCTGAGTCACGTACCAATCCAGCGTCCGATGGCTATCCTCGATGTAATCCAGAATGCGAACATCCATCGGGCCGCGTTGAACAAAGCCGATGGTCATGGCGTCGTTCCAGCCCAAGTCCCAGATCGTATGCACCGGCAACGTAGGGTCATAAGGAACATCGATCACCCGAGATTCGGCGTAGAGCGCCTGTATTTCGTGCTTGTAGATGGCGCCCTCGGCGACCGTTCGCGGCTTGCCTTCCCAGACATGCTCGTAATCAACCGCCGACTGGCTGCGCTTCGCCTTCAGGCGCTCTTGATTCAGCGTCTCGGGAAACCATGGATTGTCGCGCCAGTTGATTTCGCAGACCCATGTATCGTCGCTCGGCGTGGCGATAAACCGCTGATACGTCTCGTCGGTATCCATGTCCGGATTCAGCGTCATCCAGATTTCCGAGCCGTCTTTGCGGATGGTCGGGATCAGGACATCCCACGACCGCTTGCTGACGCAGTGCGCTTCCTCAATCCAGACAATATCAACGCCTTCGAACGACTTGATCGAATCGACGGTATGGCTCTGCAGGCCGGCAAACAGAAACAATGTCCCGTTTGCGCCGCGAATCTCGGTGTCAAGAACCTCGTAAAACGCCTCCAAGCCGAGCCGAACAATCGTGTCCTTGAGCAACCTGTGCACCGAGTCGCGCATGGATTTCTGCACTTCTCGCGCACACAGAATGCGCAGCGGCCGATCCGCACCAAGGGCCAGCAGCGCGGACACAACCGCCCACGACTTGCCGCCGCCGCGCCCGCCGTGCATGACCTTGTAGCGCTTTGGCCGGAAAAGACCAGCGAGCTTTTCCGGCAACTGAAGTCTTACGAACGGAGCGTCCATCGCGCCCATTATTCGCTGTCCGCCTTCGGTGCTGCGCTGACGAACTCGATGGCGATGCGCGACTTTGCAAGGGCGTCATCGCCATCGGTCGCGCCTTTGTCCAATCCATAAATCACGCGCTCTTGGTCGCGCAACTTGCAGCCAATTTCCGCAAGGTTCTTTAACGCCTGCGTTACCGAAACGATGTCTTTAATCCCCTCGGCCTGTGACATCGCATTTTCCAGCATGCTTGATACAGCATTGGCTCGCTCCATATCTAGGCGAAGCCCAGCGCGGTGCTTGATAACAATCCCGGCTGCGACATCAGATGCCTGCTCAATCGCGTCTTTAATCAGCGCCGCCGATTTGCCCGCCGATTCTTTCGCCGATTGTTCAACGATTGACGCGACATCAATAGCTGCGATCTTCGCCTTGGTGCGCTGATCTATTGCCGCTGAGAGGTCGCGCGTCCATCCCTCACTCTTTGCTTTTGCGCGGACCTGCGATTCGCTTACGCCATGCTTTTTCGCAACGGCAGCGACCGTCATCAGGCCTGCACGATAATCGCGCTCTACTGCTTCCCAGTCGATGTCATTACGACGCGCCACAAAAAAATCCCCGCACCTTTGATAGATGCAGGGATTGTGCAAAACAAGCCAGCATTTCGGAGGAAGGCTTATCGCGTAAGAAATATCCGGCTCAGGAGGGCATAGTCACAGGCGCCGCGGATCACCTCGCGCTCCTTCTTGCTCCACATCCTGCCCGGGTACAGCGCGTAGAGGAATGGCTTGCTGACACACCCGGCACCCGTGATCTTGACGGTATGGCCAGCCACATAGGCCACCTCACGCTCACACAGCCAGGAAACCCCGGCCCTTACCGAGCGCTCTACCCGGTCAATGTCGATCCCGCGAAACCGATCGGCCAGTGCGTCGGCAATATCGCGGGTCGTGAATGATCTCGGCTTCCCGTCGTCATCGTCGTTGTGCAGCGCACGGAGCGCATCGAATACATCCTCTGCGGACACTCTGAAATCTGGCCGGTCCAGGGTTGAACTGACGCGGATCATTTCGACTTTGCTCATCGCCACACCTCCAATGTGATTCAAGCTATCGCCCCATGCGGATTCACGAACGGCCGGAAGCCACCAATCCGGTACGCGAAGCCGATCCCGAGCCACGTAAAGCAATCAACCTCAGCGGTTCCGTCGAAGCATTCGCCGGGCTCAACGTCCATCAGGCTGCAGGCAATCTCGTAGTCGTCCCACTCTGACCAAGTAGCGGTGAAGTCGTCGCCGACATAGCGCAGCGCGACATCCTCAGTGATGAAGCGCGGAATCAGGAAATCCCAGACGAACCACAGGGCGGCTTTCGCCTTGGTGATCGCATCAGACATTTGCCACCTCCTTTGCCTTCAGCGCGTCGGCGACCTTCTGTCCGATCTTTGCGATTGCGATTGACCAGAAAATGCAGCCCATGAACTCCGCGTAGGGAATTGATACCGATTTGCCGCGCGCATTGACAACCAGGCGCTCATCCTTGTCATGGCACGCGACAACAACATCCATGTCAGGGTCTTCGCAGCGCGCCTTGATACCGTCAATCAGGCGCTGCCAGGTCGGCACTTTACCGAGCGGAAACATGGCGATCCTCCTTCTCGCGCATCGCCTTGGCGATGATCTTCCCAACGGCCTTTTTGTCCTTGCCGAGTTCGCGGCCGATGTCGGCCTTCGACTTCCCCGAGCGGAACATCGCCAACACCTCCTGCCGCTCTCCGATTGCTGCACAAGATTCGCTTGCCATAATTTACCCGTTTGCTATACTGTGCTTGCCTAGTCCTAAGCACGCATTTTACACCGGAGGTAAAAATGTCAAGCAAACAATTCGAGTCGGCCTGCAGCGGGGGAAGCGCCGTCGACTACATCACCCCGCATACCTACATCGTCACCGAGATTTCCTATTTTGAGTGGGCCTCAGCGTTTGTTCTGTATCAACAGAAAGGTGGCCATTCATGAGCGGAATCATTCAAGAGTGCAGCCAAAGCCCATCGCTGACGGTCATTGGCATCGCCTGCATCGCCGTCACTATCGGCTGGTGCGTTCTGCTGGCCAAGGCGCTGCTGTGAGCGCGCCCCTGATCACGGATTTTGTCGCTGTCTGCCACAACGAGCCGCGCGGCGACTTTGGCCTGGAAGGCTACCAGCGCGGCGAGTCCTACCGCTGCCAGCACGTCAAGGACGGCGATGGACGGCCGCCCTATTACCGGGTCTATCCGGATGCCGGCAGCGACTACTACGAGTGCGCTTCGCCGCGCTCGATCGCCTAATATTTCACCATTGAGGAAAAAGCATCGTGAGCCTACCCTACGAAACCGCCACCAGCGGCGACAAGGCCATCGGCGAAATGCAGAAGATCCTGCGCAGCTTCGGCTGCCAGAAGCTCGGCTACATGATCGACGATGGCGAGGGCTCCTTGCTCGTTCAATTCGAGTACCGCGGCCGGCAGGTCAGCGTCAAAGCCAGCATGGCCGGCTACGCTGCCGCCTGGCTCAAGGACCACCCCTACAGCAGCAGGATGAAGAAGACAGCCAAGCAGCACGAAGCCGAGGCCATGCAAGTGGCCAGCATCGCCGTCTTCTCAATCCTGCGCGACTGGATCAAGGGCCAAATCACCGCCATTGAAACCGGGATTCTTTCCTTTGAAGGCGCGTTTTTGGGCCAACTGATGCTACCGAGCGGGAAGACCGTTCTCGAAGCGGCCACGGAAAGCGACATGCTGCCGAGGCTGAAAGGAGCCGACTGATCATGCCCAGCCTATACGGAATGGAAGTCATCGTTTCGCCGTTGGTTACTGACACACAGAAACTCAAGTTCAACGCAGCATTCCTCGGTGAATTGACCAGAACAATCGACGAATTCAATCGCTGGCTGCTGGAGCGCTTTGGAACGAAGCCGACCTACCTTGTGCTGTTCAACCAGAAGATAGTCACCAACGAGCGCGGCCTGGCTGCGCTTCGCAATGCGACAAATGGACAGCTATGAGATCACGCGAAGAGGAACACTTCGAGCGGCATGCTGGATACCCGCCAGATGATGCGCCGCTTGATCCTGATCAGGATTTGGACGCCGCTTGCGGCCGGTCGCGTTGAACGCCGGGTTCGGCGGCACTGACCACGAAAGGGGAAACGATGAAAACACCACGCGAAAAGTACATGAACGACCCGGAGTACCACCAGCTTGTTTGCATGCTGGAGAGCTTTGTCGAGCGGGCGCAATTCACGCCGTCCGAGTTGCGCGAGGCCGCTGTGTTGGCGTGCATTAACTACGAAATGCGCCACGTCCGCGAACAGACTATCGACCCCCGGGCGGCTGAAGCCTTCCGGGTTCTTGACGAATTCACCACGCGCAGGCCGAGACGGTGACGCCGAACGCTTAGGTAACAAGCCGCCGCGACTGGTGGCTATTTGACGGACAACGCTCATTGCGGCGGTCTTGTTGACCGCTGAGTTGGGCGGGTTTTAAGGAGATTGAGATGGCAGAAAACATGAGCCTGGCAGACCAGGCAGTGCAGGCGCTGGCGATGGTGAAAGCCATGGACGAAAACTTGAACATGGAACACCCGGAACGTCATGCGATACGAAACATGCAGCGGATAGCCAAACAAGTGATTGAGGCTGGGCTGCGATCTGCGACTGATTTGGCATGGCAAGCACAAGACCTAAGGGAAATGGCGCGTCAGATTGAAGCGGCCGACAAGCCGCATAACGCTTAGGTAACAAGCCGCCGCGACAGGTGGCTATTTGACGAACGACGCTCATTGCGGCGGTCTTGTTGACCGTTGAGTTGGGCTGGTTTTTACAGGAGATGACGATGGAAACAAACCACTACAAGACTACGGCCTACGCGATACGCATTGGCGACGAATGGTTCGCTGGTTTCGGCGGCAAACCAGGACAGGAGAGTTTGACCAAGGTCAGGCCGGGGCTGTGCGACGCAAAGCTAGTGTGGGACGAAAGGAAGGCGGCTGCTTACGTTGAGCGTCTGCGAGTGCGCGGATACATGGGGGAAATTGTGAAGGTGACAGCATGATGGCAACGAAAGCCGAGAAGAACTTTGAGAAAGCTCTGCTGGAACTGGCGGGAGAGGATGTTTCCACTGCCTTGTCTGTGCTTACTGGATGCTTTGTCAGCCTAACCCTTGAGGTGCTGCGCCGAAAGGGGCATGTGCCTGACGGCGACATCAAGATCGACGGCGGAGACCAGCGGGATATTACGATCCACCCGCCGAAGGCACCAAGAAACGAGCGGGCGGCGCAATGAGCAGGGATCTTGATGTTGTGACGCTGACCGGAGCGGAATACGACGCGCTGACTCAGCGAGCCGATGATTGGTACGCGCTTTACGCAAGGGCATCGAAAGAACGCGCCGCCGCACTAGAAGACGTGGAGCGGTGGAAGAGGGCTGCGGAATCCAACATTGAGGAGAACGTGGGGTTGCGCCTTGCTGAAGAGGGCGCGAAAGAAGCATTTGGCCATGTCGTGCAGCAGAAGCGTGACCTTGATGCAGAGTGCAAACGACTGCGCGGGTTGCTGGATTTAGCATACGACACCATCCGACGGAAGTCGCACAACGCACTAGCTCAGGCGGACGCCGCTTGCGGCGTGTCGCCTGGAGCGGAGGGTTCGGCGGCACATTATGAAGAGAGGAAAAAATGACCGACAAGAAATTGCTCGAAGCAGCGGCAAATGCGGCAGGAGTTAGCCTGAAATGGTACGGCTCGAAGAATGAGTTAAGCGACTGGAACCCATTGAACAATAACGGACAAGCACTACAACTGGCCGTACAGCTTGGGATAGCGGTAACGCCGTACCCAATATACGCGCAGGCAAAACACTCTGTCATTGCAAAGCAGTACCGAAATTCAGACACGATGCGCGAAGCAAACCCGACAGAGGTCATTGAATTGCACGGCGAAGACCCAGAGGCAGCAACCAGACTGGCTATTGTGAGATGCGCTGCGCTTGTGACGCCGAACGCAAAGGTTAAGGCGCGGCCGTAGGCCGTCGCCTTGAACCGGTAGTTAGGTTTCACTGGTGGAGAACAACGAGAGGTTGGGAATGGCTGAGAAAGTAGTGATCGGGAACGCGGAACTGTGGCACGGGGACTGCCGCGAGGTGCTGCCGCTGCTGCCTGCGCATGACCTGCTGTGCACCGACCCGCCCTATGGCATTGGGCAAGACGGCGGCGCCCAGCGAACACGCGGCAGCAAGCGCACGAACGGCGACAAGCTGGGATGGGACAACGAGCGCCCGCCCGCCTGGCTGTTTGGCCTGATGACCGAAAAGGCCCATGCAGCCGTGATTTGGGGCGGCAACTACTTTGCGGACATGCTGCCGGCCAGCATGGGGTGGCTGTATTGGGAGAAGCGCATGGGCGGCGACTTTGCTGATGGCGAACTGGCCTGGACGAGCATGCACCGCGCCCTGCGGCAGTTCAGCTACTACAAGAAGAATCCCGGCGACGAACACCCGACACAGAAGCCGGTGGAGCTGATGCGCTGGTGCGTGAGCTTCGCGCCCGACGCCATGACGGTGCTTGACCCATTCATGGGCAGTGGCACTACTGGCGTGGCCTGCGTTCAGCTTGGAAAGGCGTTCACCGGCATCGAGCGCGAGCGCAAATATTTTGACATCGCCTGCGAGCGCATCAGCCGCGCCCAGGCGCAAGGCACGCTACTACCGCCCGAACCCCCGCGCGAATGTGTGCAGGAGGGGCTGTTGTGAAACCTAACGCTGGCGGTAACCGGCGCATGACGGCGGCTTTATCGCCGGCAGGCGTCCGCGTTGACCGCCGTGTTATACGGCGTCCCGCCAGCGCCGACTTTTGAGGAGACAAGATGCTTGAACTAGACAAGATTCACTGCGGCGACAACTGCGACCTGCTTGGACAGCTGCCGCGAGAGTGCATTGATTTGGTGGTGACAAGCCCGCCATACGATGACCTGCGCACCTACGGCGGACACTCTTGGGATTTCTTCGGCGTGGCGTGGCAACTTAAGCGCGTGCTAAAGCCGGGCGGCGTGATTGTGTGGGTGGTGGCTGACGCGACGAAGGATGGCAGCGAAACCGGCACGAGCATGGAACAGGCGCTGCACTTCAAGCGGCTTGGGCTGAACCTGCACGACACGATGGTTTACAAGCAGGCTGGAACCGGCGCAAAGGGCAGCAACTTGGCGTATTGGCAGGCGTGGGAATACATGCTGGTGGTGAGCAATGGGACGCCAAAGACCGTGAACAGGCTGGCTGACCGCGCGAACGCGAAGGCCGGAATGATTGCAGCGAGCGGCAATAGCCAAAAGGTTGCGGCAGTTGGCACGCGGGAAGAACGAGGCGAACGGGTTGTGCCTGAATTTTCCGTGCGGCAGAACGTGTGGGAATTCCCAGCGCACGACTGGGCAGGAACGCAACACCCCGCGCCTTTTCATTTCGACCTGGCGCGCGACCACATAGCCACATGGAGCAACCCAGGCGATTTGGTTTTAGACCCGTTCAGCGGCAGCGGAACCACGGCAAAGGCTGCGAAGGAATTAGGGCGCAGGTTCTTGGGGCTGGAGATCAACCCGGAATACTGCGCGATTGCAGAGCGGCGGATAGCACAGCAGGTGCTGGAACTTGAAGCCGTATAACGCTTAGGTAACAAGCCGCCGCGACTGGTGGCTATTTGACGAACGACGCTCATTGCGGCGGTCTTGTTGACCGTTGAGTTGGGCTGGTTTTTG